AAGATGGCACAGCATCATATCTTCAACCTTACAAGGAAAAGGGCTTGATGCCTTTTAACAGCGGCAAGAATGCAGACGGTACAAGAGCTGGACATGGATATGTGATTCCAGTCAAAGATGTAAAATTTAAAGTTCTTGGCAAACAGGTCAACAGCGCCAGCGAAATTAGACAGATGTATAAAAACGCCAACGACGAAAAGCGTTTAGCAATCTTGGCAGACCTTTACCCACAAAGCGGATCTGCAGTTCAACAACTCAATCGCATATTTGATGCAAGGCTAGCATAACATGGCAATTTTAGGAAATAAAGTAGAACTATCTTTTGCGGCCCTGGGCAAAACTATCACATGGCCTGCAACACCCAAGATTACCCAGGGTATCCAAGTAAACTATCAGACCTGGGAACTACAACACACCAACTATCAGCCTAGTGCATTTGGTAATCGTGCCACACCTGAGATAGTCGTCAGCGGACCCTGGTTTAGTAGAGATAGCGCAGAAGCACAGGCCACGCTGGAAGCCATTCATAATTTAAGAACTGCTACTATGATGTACTATGGCAGAAACGACGCCAAACGAGGAACTCCTCCTCCAATTGGAAGATTCACAGCTTATGGTTTATACAACAAAGTGCCAGTGGTAGTTAAAAGCTTTCAATACGATTTCCCCAATGATGTTGATTATGTTACCGCTGGCGGACCTACTCAGTCAGGTGGTAATCAAAGTGGAAACGCTCAAGCCGCCGCGGCCAGTGCCAACGACGCACAAGCCGTGCCAGTGCTGTTTGATATGTCTGTTACCTTGATAGTACAAATGAATCCCATTGAAGTTGTTAAGAGTTTTGAACTGGAAAAATTTAAATCAGGTTCGCTACTGGGTGAAGGATATATTTAAAAATGACAACCGGTTTAAATCAATATGCAAATACCAATATCAAAGACTTTTATCTTGATATTGCAAACTTGCCAACAGCAGAAAGCTTACTGCAAGGCAAGATTCCAGATTTTATAACAATAGCACCCAAGTTTCAGTACAGATTAGATCTTTTAAGCTATGACCTATACGGATCAAGTGCATATTGGTGGGTAATTTTATTACTAAACAGAAACCAGTTAAAAGATCCAATCAGAGATTTAAAAACAGGAATGATACTGCGAGTACTTGCTCCCAGTGACATACAGGGAGTTCGCTAATGCAAAGGCCAAATCACCTGGATGATGTCGGAATCCCTGACATCCATTATAATCCGCTACAGAATTATCGTAATGTGACCTATAATACTAGGTTAACAATGATGCCTAGAATAGAAGCAACGCAGGAAAGATCGCAACGATCATACGACTACAAAAAGGGTATGATAATGTGGGAGACCGGCGGCAGCGGAACTATTTACTTAGAAGAAATGACTATGGAAACTGTAGGAACTGGTTCTATTACCGGTACCTATGCCATGCAACAGTATCATAAATTTTCTGGCAAGCTAGTTGAGCCAGTGGGCGGTCGTTTTTTAGAATCTGTGGCCATTTGTGCATTGAATCTAGGGTACCCCAATACATCAGATGCAATATATCTAATGGAAATAACCTTTAGCGGTTATAACACCAACAGCGATATGCCAGAAGTTTGCAAAGGATGGGACGGTGAAGAATTGGTGTTTCGTTGGTATCTAAGACTGCAAACACTAAAGATGAAGCTGGACTACAAAGGCAGTACCTACGATTTTGAATTGATGCCAGCCGGCGGCGTAGCACAACAATCTGATCACTTGCATATTGAGCAAGGTATGACCATGGAAGATAATCCTTTGACTATTCAACAGTTCTGCGATGAACTTACCAAGGCACTGAACAAGCGCGAAGAAGAGAAAGTCAAAACAGGACAACGCTGTTTCCCTCATGTGTATAAAATTGTACCACACAGAGACATAGCAGGATTGGAAATGTCTGATTTTAGTTTCTTGGGTCGCATGGTGCAGAGTTGGGGATGGTTCCGGGGTTCTATACAAATGCCTGCCGGCACCACAATTCAAAATTTTATATTAAATGCATTGCCACAGAGCAAACAAATTCTGTCATATCTACATAGAATACCAGAAAAGAAAGACTATAACACCACAGATACCAAATCCGACACTATTCATATCTTGCCTAAAACTTTCAGCATTATTTGCGGAGCCAAGGCTAGAGAACAAAACGGTGCCATTATGTTTGACAATAAAATTGGGACCAGTGCCAAAGAAGTGGTCTATTTTATAACTACCAAGATGGATGCTAAAAATGTCATTGGTGCCAGAGAATACGAAGATGCCTGGAGCCAAGCCAATAGAGACAAGCGAGTCAACGAGTATTTAAAACTAGGCCTATTGCGTAAAGCCTACAAGTGGATTTACACAGGCGAAAACACTGATGTTATCAACTGTGACATTAAACTTGACAATCTCTGGCGTTTGGTACGACCCTTGTTTGTTGATGAAAAAGGTGTGCCTATTGCACAAGGTGCCAGCAATCCGCAACCGGCACAGCGCGGCCAACAAGCAAACGCGGCAGTTAGATGCAATGAAGCTCGCATGATCAATGTTACACCCAGTGGACAAGCATCTTATGCCGAAGATGTGCCTTATAGACCAGGTCAAGACTTAGATGTAAATCCTAAACCAAATTGGTATCCGCACATGCCGCAAACAGCAATCATTAATACAACAGTTCAGCAGGATGCAAGACAGGGTGCGTTAGCCCCTCAAAATGCTCAGGAGTATAGTGTATATCGTCAACTTAATAACTCACAAGGACAGGGATCAGCTGACATGCTGACAATCAATTTAGAGGTGGTTGGTGATCCCTACTTCCTGTTTCAGATTCCTGGTGCACCAGGCAAGCCACCCTATGAAGAAGATGTTTACGAGTACATTGAAAAAAATCTAACCGAAGAACAAATGGCTGAAACTCGTAAGAAAACAGCATCTCATAACTGGCTACCTTTTATCTATTTTCAAGCCACAATTCCGGCAGCTGATTTTACCAGCGAAGACCTTATGAATCTCAGACAAGCAGATACAATCACTGGAATTTATTCCTGCAAAAAAGTCATCAATAAATTCTTCAAGGGAAAATTTACATCCACTCTAGATTGCTACAGAGATCAGCTGTCTAACCCCTGGGGCCGACGAGCTACTACAAGTTCAAGCTCTAGGCCTCAATCGTCGGGCGGCGGCCAGGCTGCGTCTACAGGTCCCAACTCCGGTGGCAATAGAGGTACTAGAGGAGGAACATAAGGCATGAGAGCTAACTCTACTGGCGAACGACTAAGCCATCATAATCCAGCCGGTGGCGGCACCTTTAAGACCAATGGAATTTACATTGGTAAGGTAAAACGCAATGTTGATCCAACAGGACTAGGCAAGCTATGGGTATGGATTCCGCAGATGAGCAGTGCCAGTGAGTCAGATGAATCTAGCTGGTTTATTGTTCGCTATTGCCCACCCTTGGCTGGTGCCGCTGATCCTGGCACAGAAGCACAAGCCAAAGATGCAAACAAATATGGTCAAACAAAACAAAGCTATGGTTTTTGGGGCGTTCCGCCAGACCTGAATGTACAAGTAGTATGTGCTTTTATCAATGGCGATATACACATGGGTATTTGGTGGTGTTGTTTACCGTCTGATGGCCATACTCATGCTATACCAGCAATTGCTTCTGGTCAAACACACCAAGGTGAAGTATTGCCAGTGGGTGAGCGAAATCGCTACAATTCAGCCGACGCCCAGGTCGAAAATAGACCAAAGCATCCCCAAGGCGACAATCTTATTAGACAAGGGCTAGACAAAGATCTTTCCCGTGGTCACAGCAATGCAGGTCCGTTTCGTAACACCGGCGAAGGTCCAGGCAATGCCTATGGAATATTATCGCCAGGCCAACATCGTCTCGTACTCGACGATGGTCCCAATGGTGGGCCAGGTGGACAAATCAGATTACAAACAGCATCAGGCAACACTCTTATCCTAGACAATGGTGGCGGCTATATCTATGCTATCAATGCTGCCGGAACTGCGTGGTTCCAACTTGATGCGGCCGGCAACATTGATTTTTACGCCAAGGGCGATTTCTCAGTCAATGCCGAAGGCAATATTAATTTTAGAACACCAAACAATTTCAATATTGACGCAGGTCAAAATGTCAATGCTGTGGCAGGTCAAAATTGGAATCTCGAAGCCTGTGAAATTTTCAATGCCACTGGTACTACCGGAATGAAATTAACTGCTGGACAAAACATGAATATTCTAGCAGACAGCCAGATGAAGCTGACAGCACAGCGCATTGACCTTAATGGTCCGCCAGCTGACAGAGCCGAAATACCAGCCACTAATTCTTTGACCAGCAACAGCGATGTTGGCCAGAGTGTTGCTGGTCGAGTTCCAGAACGCGAACCCTATGGTGGACACAGTTATAGACAAGGTGAACAACCCAGTGTACCACCAGGTAGCCCAGGAGTTCCGGCAAATACTATTACGCCGGCTGCGTCAAGCTATGAAGATAACACGCCACCGCCCGAAGCTACCAATGCTGTGGATTGTGTGCCCGAACCCACACAATCTAAACTCAGCGACGAAGGCTTTACAATCTTAAAAAGTCGCGAAGCCTATCGAGGTATCATGTACAGCGACTTCCAAGGATACAGCATTGGCTATGGCTGTCGCTTAGACATTTTTGGTCCTGGCGGCGGCGGAAAAATTGATGAAAACCTAAAGCAAGCGTTGGGTGCAGGACCCAGCGAGGCAGAAGCCAGACTGGCCAGTCGACAAATTGTTGACAGAGAAAACACTCCTCGAGTCATGCGAGCACTAGAACGAGCCAAAGCCGGCAAGAATGTATGCTTGACGCAAAGTCAAATTGATGCATTAATCATGGCTTCTTACAGTAATCCTGCAGCCGCCGACAGGATGGCTGCTGATCTATGTGACGCGGCAGCTAAAAATCCTGACGGTAAAGCTTCCAATGAGGATATTGCAAAAATCTGGGCAAATTCTTCTTACAATAATAGCAGTAACGCAAGAAACAGCGATGCAAATTATGCAATGACTGGTAAGCCAAATGCCAGTACTGTGGTTAAATCTCCAGAACGCTTAAAGAATGAAGGACAGTCTGCTGGTACCAAGGATATATCTTCGGGCCGTGTACCTTTACCAGAAAACAACAGTTGGCGCGGTCCTTATGGCAACGGCGGTCAAACCGGCACACGAGTAAACACAACTTATGGACAGCCGACTTCGACCCATAAAGCACAGTACGAAAGAAGCACATATTTAAACACTGGGCAAGTACCTCAGGGCTCTAGTTTAACCTTGACACAACTCAAAGACAAGTACGGCGAACCACATATTGGTGAAAATTACCCGCCTAACGCACCTACTAAGTCTGCCTAATAAAACCCAGCATAATACAACCTGCTAAATAGGTGTATGCCGATGATTTCTTCATTTCGTGGATATAGTTCGATTGGAACCAGCTTCCTGTCGCCAGTTCGCTATGACCTAGATCTTGCCAAACAAGACCTCTTAAACCATTTTGGCACACGCAAAGGCGAGCGTGTGATGATGCCTACTTTTGGTAGTATTATTTGGGAATTGTTGTTTGATCCGCTAGATGAAGAAACCAAGAAAAAAATCAACGATGATGTTGTTAGTATTATTAAAAACGATCCAAGGTGGCAACTGCTAACAGTTGATATCGATGAAGAACCAAATGCGTTAAATGTCAAGGTTGAAGTTTTGTATTTGCCTGCTGATGAAAAAGTACAACTACCTTTGGTTTACGATAAAGGAACAGAAACAGAATGACACAGTCTAGACGACTTGGGCAACTAAATGCCGCAGAAAATTGGGTTAATACCTATCGGTACCTGACTAATGCAAACTTCAAAGCATATGATTTTGACAGCCTACGAACAGCATTATTAAATTATGTACAGGTAAACTATCCTGAAGATTTTAATGATTTTATCAATTCCAGTGAATATGTTGCACTGATTGACCTTATGGCCTATATGGGTCAAAACATTGCTTTCCGCAGTGATTTAAACCTAAGAGAAACTTTTTTAGAAACAGCTGAAGTGCGCGGTAATGTGTTAAGCATTGCTCGTCAGTTAGGTTACAAGCCTTCTCGAAACATTGCCGCAGGCGGATTCTTAAAAATTGCGTCAATTAGTACCACTCAAAATATCGTAGACAGCAGAGGTACCAACTTGGCTGGCCAAGTCATTGTCTGGGGTGATCCACTAAATTCTGACTTCAATGAACAGTTTACCTTGATCATGAATCAAGCACTTAATAAGATGAATCCTGTTGGAAGACCTATTAGTCGTATCATTGACAATGGTGTTACAAGACAACTGTATCAGATTGATCAACTTGAAACAAGAACTATGGTCGAAACCGTAAGCCTGACAGGAAAGAATAACAATCCTTATTCTTGTGAGCTAGTACCGGTTAACATTGATATTGAAACACAGTTGGCAGTTGAAAGTGTGCCTAATCCCTACGGATACCTATCCTTGTTGTTTAACAATGACGGTTCTGGGTTTTCAGCGCAAAGCAACGGCTGGTTCTTTATGTTCAAACAAGGAAGATTAAAGTTTGATGACTATGTACTCGCAGATAGCATTGAAAACCGTGTAATTGATATTGAATCCGACAGCATCAACAATACTGATATCTGGGTGCAAAGCATTGACAACAGTGGCCGCATTATAGAAAACTGGACACAGGTTTCAAATATTCTAGGCAACAATATTGTTTTTAACAATATTAACAAGGATGATAGAAAACTGTTCGAAGTCATTACTAGAGAAAACGATTCAGTGTCAATTAAATTTGGCGATGGTATCTTCTCAGACATACCCACTGGCAATACTCGTATTTGGTATAGACAAAGTGCAAGCGAAGCTGTGTCTTTTGTGCCAATCAATGTAATCAACACAGAAATTTATCTCGAGTACTTGGATTCATTGGGTATTAAACAGACATTGACAGTGGCATTGCAATTAACTGATGTAGTTTCAAATTCTCCAGGTGAAACTATTGAAGAAATTAAAAATAAAGCAAGCCGTACTGCCGCAACACAGGAAAGGATGATCACTGGCAGTGATTATAACACATATCCTGAAGGTAAGATTGGTGGTATTGCCAAGGTTAAATCTATCAACAGAATACATGCTGGACAAAGCTTGTTTAGTGATTTTCAAGATCCATCTGGCACTTATAGACCAGCAATATCTCTAGCCGACGATGGGTTTATCTATACCGATGAAGTGGTAGAACAATCGTCCATTGAAATTGGTCTAAGTCAAGATGAAGTAATTAATCTCATTGAGAATCAATTGCTTGATCGAGCTCTTCATCAATTTTATTACAAAAAGTACCAGCCAATTGTATCGTCTGACACTGTGTACTGGAAAACTGTAGACACATCAAATGCCATCAGCCACGGCTACTTTGTGTTAGATGACGGCTTAGGCCTACCATTGAGAATTGGCAAAGGCAATCCTGATATTCAATTTAGGAATCTACGCAAAAACACATTAATTAAAACCATTGACGGAGTCTGGGCAAAGATCAGTGATGTTTACCGAGAAGGGTTTGGATTAACAGACAATCTTGGTGTTAACACTGGTCTTCGTGCAAACGGGCAAGGTGCTGTGTTCTTAAACAAGATAATTCAAAGCGCAGATCCAGTGCGTATTCTATCGTGGTTCCCTGCACTTAGAACTGTGTTTGCTGTTGCAGAAAGAGCTGATATAGCAAAAGAAGTTGCAGCTCTAAGAGATTTTGCACTTCGTTACGATCAAGTATTTGATCGTTGGCGCATTGTGCGCGGAGATAATATTGATCTAGCCGGTAGTTTCAGTTTGGCCAATGCAGGCAATAATACAAATCAAAACTTGGATGCCAGCTGGTTAATAAGATTCACCTACAGCACACTTACTGAGTCATGGAGCTCTTACCTAAGAAAAGACCAAACAACATTTGGCAGCGAGGCTCAGTTGGCGTTTTATAACACCAAGTTTGGCAAAGGGCTTGACAGAAGAACTCGTCGCAGTATATCTGACACTCTTAAAATTTTAACAGTAAATGCAGGCATCAGCGAAGAAATGACGCTGGACATTGTTGACTACTACAAATTAAACGACAGCCGTTATGATTTCAAGCGTGTGCTGGTTTGGCTTCCAGGCCTGGCAGAAACACTGGTTCCCAATGATCCAGAATTAATTTCCGGGCTGATTAGTGGAAATACTGTAACCTTAAATCGTGTTGAGCTAGTTGATGCACCAGGGCAATACACTTTACTGCCAGCCATTGGGCTCACTGGCAACTTGGGTCCATATCCAGGAAGAACAGGATTGAAAATTCAATACAATCATGTTCCTCTAAGAGATATACGAATCAATCCAACTACAACCAATATCATTGACATGTATGTTTTAACAGCACAGTTCAATGCTGAATTTAGAGGTTGGATAGCCGGCGGTAGCCGTAGGGGATTGCAACCTATTCCTCCTGATTCATTTACTTTGTCAAAGCAGATGGCGTCAGTGATTCCTGCAAAAAGCATCAGTGATTCTATTGTATTCCATCCTGTAAAGTTTAAGATTATCTTTGGCGTTGGCAGCGATTTGCGTAATCAAGTTAAAATTCGAGTTACAAAAAGCGATGGTACCAAGATAAGTGATGCTGAAATTAGATCCAGAGTAATCCAAGCCATTGACGACTATTTCTCCGTCGACAATTGGGAGTTTGGAGAAACATTTTACTTTACAGATATGGCGTCCTGGGTACATGCCAAACTGGGCGGAATTATCAGTAGCATTGCATTGATTCCTCGACAGACAGGATTGACTCCCAATGATATGTTCCAAATTCGCTGTGACGATGATGAAATTTTTATCAGTAGTGCATCAGTGAACGATGTTGAAATTATTACCAGCGCCGCTACGATAACAATTTAAGGTATTAGAAGATGGCCAAGAATCCTAAGAGTGTAAATCCAGAAAAACCATTGATTAAGACTGCACCAGGGCAAACACTGGTAGAGTCTACCTCACCCAAAGCCTATGATTTATTGCCAGGCGTTTTTAGAACCGGAGGCAATAAAAAGATTCTGGATGCTTTTGTGGAAAACATGTTTCAACCTGCAAGTCTTGAAACATTGAATTTTACAGTTGGAAGAAAAACAAACGAAACAGTTGACAATGTCAACTTACCTCATCCTACGGCTCGTCGTCAACTAGAAGCTGGTTTGGTTTTGTTTACAGAAACCGGTGTCGAAACAGTAACAGCCGACGACATTGCAGTCAAATGGGGGTTCAATGACAGAACTCAGGAAAATCCAGTCCCAATTGCAATTTGCGATTTGCCCATTGACCCAGACAAATTTATCAACTGGTATGATTATTACTGGCTTGAAGAAGGCATGCCAGCACTTAATGTCGCCGGTGGATCTCAGCCTGAATACTATGATATAAAAAGAGATATCATTGGTAGTCGTTATTATACTCTACCAGTGCAAAGAAATGGGCGCAGCCTGTCACTAAAGAACGGCATGCGTTTAATTTTCCAACAGCATCCTTATCAAACCAGCATTGCTGCCGACGAGTACAAACAATATGTGTCAACAGGCGCAAGCATTGATTCAATTGATTTTGAGTTAACAGGTTACAACAAAGATTATGTGGGTGTTAGCATCAATGGCGAACTCAAAGTTGAAAATGTTGATTACAGAATTATAGGCAATGAAGTGCATTGGATTACGCCGCCAGAGTCTGGCGACAACATTTACATTGCCTTGGATGATTACTATCTTACCAAGGATGAATACAAGTCTCCAAGAATTTGGCAGGTTGAGGGCGTTGGCACCGAGCAAGGTATTCGTCTACTGGGAATTACTCATCAAGTTACTGCTACGATATACAGCAAAGTAGTTCAAAGCAAATGGGACCAAACAACTATTCCTTGGGACAGAATTGAATGGGATGGCGACATCCAAGGCATCAATGACAAGCACTACATTTTACAAAAGGTAGGTGCTGAAAATCGTAATGCACACAGTCGAGTAAATGTATGGTATCACCGAGACACTATTCAGACGCTTGCTGATCACTTAGACTTGACTTTTGAAGACATTGCCTTGAACTCGGCTCGTGCATTACGACCAATTTTAGAGTTTGATAACACCTTAGAAATGTGGACACATGGGACTGCATATCGTCCTTGGGTCAACAGTGTTGAAAAGACACAAGCCGATCCTTCATACTATCTAGGAAAATCTGTTCGCGAGGCAAACATTTTATTACAAATGGCCAAAGAAACCACTGAGGACTACAAGCTTAATTCTGCTCCTCGTGTACTGTGGCTTGTTGATGGTGCCTATCAACACAAGATCATTAATTTTAGATCTACCAGCGACATAGTCACTGAATTTTTTGTCGAAGCTGCCAATGATGGCGATGCTGTTGTAGTTCAAAATAGTTCTGGCATGGTTGGTCTATCTTTTGTTGAATACTATTGGAAAGGTGGTCAAGCATTACCGGCAAATTATCGAAAGAACAGAACCCAACAACCGTTGTTTGAATTGTATGGCCGTGCCGGAATCCGGCTCAGCGATTTAGAAAACATCGGCATACTACCTAATCATGTTAACAGTAAAATTGTTGAATTAATTTCTGGAGATACCTATGATTCAGAAAGCGGTTACAAGTTAAAATTTTCACCAAGCAGTTTCAGTGAACTAAATGATGCTAATATTGCTAAGAACCCTATGTACAACATTTTGTACAAGACTACTCAGCAGAATCTAGTAAGCTATTTTAAAAACAATGTAAGAAAGACTTACCCTGGGCCATATTCTTTTAGAAGATGGGCTGGTGGCAACAAAGAGTTTGAACTCAGTAATGGTTGGAAACAAGCATGGTTTAGATTAAAAAGTGCTGCCATCCGTAAAATAGCCATTGACAGCGAAACAAGTATACCATTGGACTTGACCATGTGGGCAAATTACCAATGGGGAGTAACTATAAATCAAGGTCAGACTACTTTTATACACCTTGACAATTATCAACCTGTAGTCGATAATCGTGCAGTAGTAGCTCGCGGACAACCTGCAACATTTAAACTGTTTTTGGCAGAGTCACCCGATATCCAATTGGTTACAATCAATGATGGTGTAACTGAATTTGTTACCAATGTCATCAATGGCGCTGTAACATTTACGGTTCCTACGAATGCAACAGATCTATTGACAATCACCATTGGCACATCAAAACTTACTGCCAGAGTCATTGATTCCTACCAAGACCCAAGAAACCCCAAGGTTAAGCTCAACGGCCTTGATGTTGACTATTCGTTTGATGTTACTTTGAGTGGTAATTCAGTAACCGCGGTCAATCTGTTAGTCAATGGTGAAGGCTCTTTAGAAATTGTACACCAAGGCAACATCGTCGACGACGATGTTATCACCGCGGTGCCTGGTATGGACCTAAATCCAGATCAGTATACCATACTTAATGAATTCAGTGTTGCAAAAATAATTGAACGGGTACAAGCAGAAATTTCTGCTACAAAGAGAAAAGATCAATCCTGGATTGACTGTTTGGCTGTTAAATCCTTAAATGGTATACAAATGGCTGAACATAGTTCTATGCGAGCAGCCTGGGCAACAATTAAGTTAAATCCAAGCCTTGATGAGTTGATAATTTCTCGGTCATTGGCGGGTTGGAAATGGCATAGAAAATTCTTAAACAAGCTTGAAGAATTACACAACATGACCAACCTAGAGGCAGTACCCCTAGAGAATACCGTCAATAGAATTTTAGAGGAACTGCTGGTTGGCACAACGCAAAGCTCTGTGGATGCAATCACAGGCATGGCAATGGTTACTTCGGGCATGAATGTCAACTTAGTTGATGTTGATATATCAACAGCCGAGTTTGATTTACCTAATACATTGAGCACCAATTATTATAGTGCAGATCATGTTTATGTCTATCTAAATGGTCAATTGCTGATCTATATCACTGACTACACCCTCAACGAAACCAATAACTCAGTGGTGTTAAACATACCTGCGGTTGCCGGAGATCAGATAGCAATATATCATGCCAATGAAGCAGACCTATATACTGGTATACCAGCTAGTCCAGCCAAGCTAGGCTTATCTGCGGTATACGAACCAGGATTCATTGAAGAAACATGGGGTGTTAACAGTCGCAAATATATTCGGCGCCACGATGGTACGAAGATCACAGCGTATCAGGCACCAGATGGTAGCGCACCTGAAAATTACATACTGAACAAGCTAATACTGGAACTTGAAAAGAGAATTTACAACGGTATTACAGTTGTGTCCGGCGCCAGAGAACGACAGCTACTGGTCAACAACTATAGTCGCAATCCTTTGACAAAGTTGCAAGTAAGAGGCCAACTTGATTGGTATCAAGTAAACAACCTCGACTATAGAGATCGCAGTGACTTTGTGCTAACCGATCCTTGGACATGGAATTACAATGGCAAGAGCTGGAGAGCTATCTATATTGATAAATTTGGTACCTATAACATCCACTCAGCGCCATGGGAGTCTTTGGGATACAGCATCAAGCCACAGTGGTGGGATTTGCATTATTCTTGGACTGATGCAACTAAACGTACGGCGTTAGAAAAGGCATTGCAAAATGGAGTAATCAGCAATCCCGAAGAAGAACTAACCATTGAACCTAATTTTAGAAGATCAGTGAGTATTTTCCCTGTAGACTCGGCTGGAAGTTTGTTGGATCCTGTTGCCAGCGCCGTGGTGTCTGCGCCCGGTGCTGATGTAGCTAGACAACCTTGGGAAATTGGTTCTCTCGGTCCCTATGAATTCTTATGGGCAAATAGCCCAGCTGGTGCATGGTCAAATGTAATGCATGGATTGACCAACTACAATGTAGTCAGCGAATTCTTTGACAGCAACATAGATCCATATGCTAAACAACTGCATATTAAAAATTACAGTCTGGCACCCAAAGGTGTAGATTCAACTGCACCAACACAGTTTTTCCAGGACAGGCCAACACTGGGACTGGGTGCAGTATTATTTGAGGGCAATCGAGACCTAAATCATCTGGGCGAAACACCATTAACAGACTTGATTTCTATTTCAGTTAGAATTGGGTTTGAACTTGGTGGCTTCAGTGATGGCAATATTAACATAAAATTACCTTTCTCAAGAAACGGATTAAACAATTATGTTCCTGTTGAAGATACTACAATGACTTTAAGCGAAGGCGTTGCGGTTTCTCAACTTCGCTATAGTGCAGTTCGTTTACAAAAAGACACAGACGGATTTCGTGTATTTGGATTTGATCCTGGACAAAGATACTTTTCAGTATTTCAACCAGCGAAAACAAGCCCTTCGCGAAACCTAGATACCGTCTACGGCACATTCAAAGAATATCAAGAGTGGAATGCTACACCAGTTGACATGGCCTATGGCTCTCTTCTGGCCAATAAGCAAGAAGTTTTGACATTTTTAATGGGCCTGGGAGAATATCAACAGAGCCGCGGACTTGTATTAGGCGAAGTAGATGCTCAAGGAATTAATGTGACCTGGAAGCAGGCTGCTGTTGATGCGTTTCAATGGATTGAGGAAGGATGGGGCAACAGTCATTATTGTATCATTGGCGTTGCAACTAGAGCCGGAATTAAGTTTAGACACGAACGCGGTAGCCTTGATGACTTATCCAAAGGGCTAGGATCCACCGGTAAAATTTTGTTCAGCTCAGGTCGTCCAGCATTGGCAACTGAAGTATTGGTAACAAGAAACATCGAAAGAAACACAGACAATATACAGCCGTTAAACGACGAGCAAATAGTCTTTGCTGACCTTAGCCTAAGAGATTTCCAACATGTGGTTTTCATCAATAGAAAAACCAAGTTCAACGATACCATTGTTGATTCAGTGACTGGCAATAGAGTTAATAGTGTAAAAATTTCAGCGAGACGAACACATGCTTGGACCGGTCGTCCAGCAGTCAATGGTGCAATTCCAACTGAAACAGGTATTCTTCCTAGCTTTGAAGCATTGGCTACTGATATCATAAAAAGTCGTCAGCCCGAGACCAGTGCATTTGAATATTTTAAGAATTCAATTTCAAGATCAAATGTGGTACCAGCCAAAGATAGTGTTGTCAGTGATATTATTCAAGACGACACTAATTTGTTCTTGTATCAACAAGGCGTACAAACTGCCTCGGGCACTAACCTGACCATTGATGCCTTGTTTAGAAATGTTAATTTTGATATTCCTGGCAAAGTGCAAGAGATTCAAGTCAACGAGCAATGGATGTTTGATGTTGGTCAATTTGGAAAAACTGGACCAAAAAAGATTTGGGAAATTGAGTTACGAAAAGAGGACTTCACCGGCCGCAGACAAATTATTAGATTTAACCCAGACAACAGCTCAATTGATTTAAGAAGCGATAACATCATTGACCTGATTGGAAATAAAGATCCTCGTTGGGTAACACGCCCCAGCGACCCTAATTTCAGAATGATTCCTCGCAGTGAAATCACTGTAGAGTACAGCAAGGCCAATGATTGGTTACCCAGTGCTGGTATTGCTGAACTCACTGACACTGACCTAAAATTCATGTCGCTTGACGAATTCAAGTTTGATGATCTGCGTACATTAAAAGAAACAAAAGACGCAAGTAGTTCGCTTACAGTATCCAATCTGTTTACTACCAAGACTTTCTCTAAGTTCATTGATTATAAAGTTGGTGATTATGTATGGAACCGAGGATTGTTTTATACAGCGACGAAGAACTATGCGGCATCAACCCTAGGAGCATTTGATCTAGATAACTGGCAGCTTGTAAACATCAGCGGTAAATTATTGCCTTCAATTTGGCTCAGTGACTTTGATGGTTACGGTTGGAATGTACTTCAAATAATGCCTCCGGTGTATGTTGAGGAAGTTTGCCCCAACGCACTTGATCCTAACTTAGTTGAAAGCAAGATTACTTTTGCTAGCCCGCATCAGCTTGCTGTTGGAGAGAAATTTATTTTAGCCGGTGCCGGTGATAGTGCATTGGATACCTTGCTTACTGTCAAAGAAATTGTAGATGATTACAATCTACTAGTTGACGCCAAGTCTACCAGTGGTGGAATTACCTATAACTTAGTTGCCTTTAAGATCAAGTCTGTGAAATTTAACTCAGATGCTGAATGGCAAGCTTCTCCTATCAATTTCATCGCCGGCATGAAAGCCTACATTGACTACGGTGACACAGAAGGCAGCTGGAAAGTTGTCACCTATGTTGACGATGGATCGGATGTTGGAACCCAACCTGATATCATTGTAGAGTATAGTGGACCAATGGTGGCCAGCGGCGATTTAAGTGTTGTCAAGCTTATCAATGGAAAAACACAAGAAGAGTTGACAACGCTAGAGATTTTTGATCCTTACAAAGGACTAACCATAGACGAGGCTGCAAATTATATTGATTACAAAGGAATTGCAGATCCAGCAATCTATAACATCACCGATCTTGGCGCCAAAGATCCAGAAGCAGTTGAAATCTGGGACAGCACACAAGTTGGAAAGTTATGGTGGGATTTAACATCACTGCGGTATATTGAATATGAACAAACAGATGACATTCAGTATCGTGCCACACATTGGGGCGAAAAGTATGCCAACACCACGGTCATGGTCTATGAATGGGTAGAGGCAGATCAAGAACCTACCACAGAAGAATTTCCATATGCAAGATTAGATAAAAGTAGCAGTATGGCTGGGCAAATCCGCTATAGTGAAGAAGAGGTGTTCAATGCAACAACTGGAAAAACTGAAACAAAATATTATTTCTGGAACGGCAATGTTGATCGTTTAAATTCTGCAGTCCCAGGCAGAATTTATTCTGCAAACGCCATTCAGTCAATGCTAAATGATCCAGACGCCAATGGCATTGCCTGGATGTCTCCCATCGACAAAAATGCACTATTGGTTTCTAACATTAATGATTTCTTTGCTGAAAATGATAGGCTTATTCTGCAAATTGAACTAGATGCTGCTCCTGAGCAAAACTTTAATTTTGCTAAATTAGTCTCAGAAGGATTCTCCGGTGATGTCATTGACGATTTTTTCTACAAGCGGCTTGAAGCCAGCATTGCATCCAGAGACAACTATAGAGAAATTTATCCTATTAAACCTTTTGTTCCTGGGCAAACATACTACAAAGGCGACTATGTTGTTAATTTTTCTAGCGGAACCTTTGTTCAACTTATCACTCCGGGAGTATATACTACCAAAGACTATCCACTTCTGAATAGTATTGATGACCAACGAGAAGACATTACTCAAATTTGGCAAGCAATACCCGGCCGCGATCATAGAATATTCCAGGCTGCAAAAGACTTTACTGCATCCAGCTCGCTTTCAACAGATAGAAATGCAAGAAAGCTAATCAAGAGTGGTGCAGTCGGCATGATATCCGGAGTGCTTGAACTAGATCTCAACGAATATTATGCAGTGATTAATACACGACGCCAGGTGCCTAGCAGTCGCCTACACCCTGCAAGAAGATACGGCAATCAGATTGTACCATTGCCTCAGAGCTGGTTTAACAATGTCAGAGAAGCTCGACGAGTATTGGTTTCAGCTGCCAACAGCTTTTTGTTAAACATTGATACTGTAAGTAAACAAGATTGGGACAAATACCTAATAACATACAAACCGCTGTTTGGTCCATATACTAGAAATCTTACTGGATTTTGGAGATACGCCGACTATGTAGCCAGTGGCTATGTTCCAGGCAACGAAATAGTTCGCTTGACAGATTTCAGCCAAGTTGCTGACCTTGACGATGATATTACTAATTTTGCCATAGTTGATTCGTCCAACGACACAATAGAAGCCTATGACAAGGATGGAAATATTGTAACCTTGGTCTACAGAAAAAACGGAACCATTCAGTTCAGTAACTCTCTTTGGAATGGTGCGTTAGGCGATACTTGGGATTCAACCCGCTGGGATTCAACTCGCTGGGACGAAGACGGTAGCGAAATCATTGAAAGCATACTCAAGGCGTTGCGCTATTCAATTTTTGTTGGTGCTGATTTAGGATATTTTAACCTGCTGTTCTTTGCACTGGTCAAAGAAAGTCTTGTACAAATTCCAACGGCAGATTGGGTAGCAAAAACTACCTATCTAGATGTAACACAAACTAGTTCAAACAATCTAAATCAGGTCAAGGCTTTTTATAATAAAAAGGATCGACTGGTAGGGAAGTACATTGATGAAGTCAAACCTTATCACACCAAGACGCTTGATAAGAATCAATTCAGTGTTAAGGTTGTGCCAACTTCGGTTGACATTGCCGAATCCATAGACCTATCTGTCACTACCGTGGCTATATTGGTCCAGGAGCAGGATGAAAATGCCATTGTGTCAACGGAATCTGGGCTGGGAATTCCTCAGGGCTTTGATACAGTAACGCAATCGCTTACTGAAGAGAGTTAACAAGGGTTATATAGAAAAAACTAAATATGAGTATGACCAGCATGAAACTACCAATCAAAATAGATACTTTTATTGTTATCAAGGACCTTGATACTGGTAAAATTCTGCGCGAAGGACACAATGCTATCCATCGTGAAAATATGAGCATTGTCATAGCCAATGGACTAGCACGAAATAATAATTCTAGCTTCATCAGCGAAATACATTTTGGCCGTGGTGCCAGTGTTGTTTCTGACACTGGCACTATTACATATAGAAAGCCAAATGTAACTGGTGTCAACGCCAACCTTTACAATACTGTGTATTTTAGGGTTGTTGATGATGAAGATTTAAACAATCCTGATTTTGAATTTAATTCTACCAAGCAGGTTCATACTACTGGAACTGATTTTTCAGATACCGTGATTACTGCAACACTGGATTACACTGAGCCGTTGGTTAACGACAGCGTCTACAACATTGTAAACGGTACTCAGCAAAGCCTAGATGCTACAACCAGCATCGATGGAGAATTTGTTTTTGACGAAATTGGTTTGAAAACCAGAGGATTAACCGGACTTAACACTGGAAATTTGCTAACGCACTTTATATTTCACCCAGTGGAAAAGCAGGCTAATCAAAGAATTCAGATAGTTTACACCCTCAGGGTGCAGGCTGGTTAAAAAGGTATAAGAATAAATATACCAAAGGCGATATTACGCCAAGGGGATATAAAAATGGCATACGAAGTCAATAAAAGCAACGGAGAAGTACTGGTAAATCTAATCGACGGTGAAGTTGATAATACCACTACGGCCTTAAACTTGCTGGGTAAAAACTACCTGGGCTACGGCGAACTAATCGCTGAAAATTTTGTTCACATGCTGGAAAATTTTGCCAGTAGCGCAGAACCAGTAAGTCCAATCAAAGGTCAGCTATGGTTCAACACTAGTGAAAACAGATTAGCAGTTAGAGATTCAGATGAGTATTGGAAAACACTGGCTCATCTAACCAGTA